CATCCTTAGCGGCAGACATTACTTTTCCAGATTGAGAACCACCGTTGTAACGGCCTGAAGCAAACATAAATGAAGTGAATTTCGTGTAACGCGCAAATAAGTCCATTGACTTTCTACGAACTTCAAAATGTTTCTTCATTTGAGAGGTTAATGAATTTGCCTCTGTGTGAATTTGTGGATTGAAATTTTCTCTCGTTCCACGGATTAAAGTTGACATAACTTTTTCGGTTTTAAGTTTTAAAAAATTTTTTTTATCTCCAGTAGTTTTTTCATTCTTATCATTGACTAGAATACTTTACTACAAAAAAATTTTTAAAAATGTAGTCCTTGACTTATTTTAAAAATTGTAAAATTGCGTCCATGTCACCACCTGATGCAGAGCCATTGGCTGTTGCGAGAGTCCTTGCTTTACCTTGACTATTTCCAGCTAAGGCATTAAAAGCATTTTTAGTTCTGTCGCTGTGAGTTGGCTGATTTGCTCTCTTAGAGATTTCTTCTTCAAGTCGAACAAACATAGCTAACTTTGCTATCATTCCTTGGTCATTGTTGACACGTGCAAAAAATTTATCTGTACGAACATCTTTATAGACTTCGTTTAAAATATCTTTAGTAACAGTAACTCCCATAAATTCCTTTTTTTCAAGAATTTCACTAAAAGCATTTTGTAAATTTTCTACATTTTGCTTTGCTGTTATTTCTACTGCTTTATTTCTCTTTTCATCAATCTTATCAATTGAAGCTTGAGCTTTTTCTTTAATTCCATTGATATTTGCTCTAAGTGTATTTGCCATTGAATCTAATTGGTCTAGGTCTTTTAAACCTTCAATTTTTTCTTCAATTTCATCAATTATATCTTGAGAATTAATATCTTTTTTGTTAGAAGCATATTCAGAAATCATTTGATTTCTTATTAAATCTTCATTATCCATTTTTATAAATCTATCAAAAAGATTTACTCTACTTGTAAGAACCTCATATTCAATCTCATCTTTTTCAATTTCTGATTTTTCTTCTTCTTTTTGAAATGATTTTTTTAAATCATCTACACTTTTAAAATCAGTACCTAATTTTTTATTGAAAGTTTCAAGTTCTGAATCAGAAAATTTTTCTTCTTCTTCTTCTTCTTCAATATCAAAAACTCCTTTTTCAGCTTCCGGCTTATCTTTTAATTTATCATCAGTAGTAGTAGGAGTAGGTGTTGTTTCTAAATTTGTAAAAGACATATCAGGTGTTTGGTCTGATAAATCGCCATCATCATCATCATCATAATTATCAAAATCAAGTGTTCCTTTTGCGAATAAATTTTCTTCTGGATCCATAATATAAGTTTAGTTTTTAATTTTACTTAAAACAAATGTATAAATTATTTTGAACTTTCAAGTTTTTTTTGCTCTGCCAAAGTTAAATCCTTTTCAATATCTGCCAATTTAATCTTCTTAGCAGTTTCATTTTTCATTGATTCTGTAATAGATTTATTATCAGCATATATTTTAGCAACATCAATATTATTTTGGAAACCTTCACGTTTTAAATCTGCTTCGTCTTTAGCTAATTGAGCATCTTGAGCCATTTTAGCTTTCTCTGCTTCTTGTTGTGCTTGAGATTCTTGTTCTTTTAATTTATCCAATGCTTTTACAGCTCTTTTGAATATAACTTCACTTTCTGCAGCAGTATCAGAATTAAGAACTTCTATCAAACTTAAAATTAAATCAGGTGTAGCACCCGAAGCATTCATTAAAGTTTGTTGAGCAGCGGTATCAATAGTTTGTTTTTTCTTTTGTTCTGCAAAATTATCGCCAATATATACTCCTACATCTTCTTGGAAATATTCAGGGTAAATAGTAAAGAATTTTGTTTTTAAGTCTCCAAAAATATATTGTGTAACTTCATTTTCTTCGTAAGTATATTTGCCTTTAATAAGAATTTTATCAAATACAAATTTTAAAAATGATTCAAAAGGTTTTACATAAATTTCAGTTCTAGCAGTAGATTGTGTTACGGCTCTTTCTGTTCCTGTAGCACTTTCATATTGTTGTATATTTCCTTCTCTTTGAGGAGCAAGCCCCAGGAACTTACCAGCTAATTCTTCAATCAATGATAACACATTGAATAAATCTTGCATCAACCCTTTAGTAGATAAATCTAAAGAAGTAAATTGATTAAATGCATATCGTGATTGTTTATCTGCTGAATTAATAATTAAGAACTGATCCTTTTTAGCATGATGCATTACACGATTAATAGCATTTTGGTAACCTCCTGTTTTTAGGAATTGCTTTGGAACTTGAGCAGCATCATAAACTAATACTCTACCATTGTTTCTACGCATTGCTAATCTTAATTCAAAAAGACATTCAGAAGCAAAATCTTGTAGTTGAATTAATTTAGCTGCTGCAGAACGTATTTGTTGTGAATTAGTATTATTATTTCTTCTAATAGCAACTACAGCTAAAGAATCTTCTTTTAGATCATCAATTCTTGAAAATCTTTCGTTATCTACTCCCCAATCTAAAACTAAATCAGGACCAACCATCATACATTTTCTTTTTTGCTGAACCCAAATAGATTTTACATTATCTCCAGCTCTAGCTTTGTAATCTTCATCTACATTTTTGTAAATTTCTTTTCCAGTAACTTTATTTATAGAAACTTTTACTTTGATTTTCTTTTGAGAAATCCAATGCATTTCTACACAACGAACTCTAAGCAATTCTTTTTCTCCAGTTAACCAACTACCATAATTTGTGTTTGAATCAAAACCATCGGCACCTGCAGAACTATCTCTTTGGGAATTATGATTTATAGTAAGATAATTTTGAAGTGTTTTTTCTTCTTCATCGGTTAAATCATAATGATTAATAATTTCATTATAAGATAACATTTTATTAAAAATAATATATTGAGGATTATTTTGAACTTCAAGTTCTGGATTAAAATCTAATTCAGTTTCAAAAATATTACATTTTCTAATTGATGGCTGATTATCTGTTTCATCAATATATGCAATACATTCATCAAACAATAAAAAATCAAGATACAAATCTTTGATTTTATCCATTTGTTTTTTCCCAATTAGAACTTGGTTTAATATAATATCTGATACTTCTTCAGATACAGTTTTATATCCTGATTCAAAAAAATCTTCGATATCATCAGGTAATTGTTTATCTGGGCTTTCTGTTTCTGGAACAAATCCTAAAGCATCGCCCATTTCTTTATTTGCTGTTCTCAAAATATCTTCTGAAATCATATCAAACATATCTTTCAATTTCTTAGCTTGAGCTTTTTTGTTGATAACATACGTCTTTCTTTTTATTCCTCTTGACATATATTCTCCTATCATTTGCTCTAATTTTCCTTCAATCAAAGGATAAGAAATCCATTCCATACCTAAAGACAATCCATAAGGAGTTGTTATCGGAGTATTAGCATATTCTTTTTCTTTATCAATTACGCATAGGTAGTATTTCCAGCATCGTAATTGCATCTTTTTTCTTTCCGATGTAGTCCTCTTAATATCAAAAGTGACAAAATCTTTAATATGATTTTTATGCCATTCGATGTCTTTTTTACTTTCTGAAATCTTCTGATTTGTTAATAGGTACGAAAACATAGTATAGATTTTTTTGTAAAATTATTATTTTTTTTAAGACTAATTGATATTGCGTAATATTTCTTCTTTGATTAAATCTTCAATGCTTGTTTTACGCTTACTATCATGTTCTTTTTTTAGTAAGTCCATATTCTTTTTATCTTGCTCTCTTTTTCTTCTTTGCTCTATTCTATCGTATTCACTCATGTGAATCTCTGGATTATAGACTTCTAAATTATCAAATTCATAACCACCATAAGTTTTTACAGTAACTTCTCCATTACTATTTACATCATAGTAAGCCATAGCATCAAATATATTTTGTCCATCATCATAATCATCGGTATCATCTTCAATTATTGAGTCAAAAATCTCTAATTTGTATAAAAGAACAATACCATAAGCCATTGCAATATCGGTATTTTTATCTCCAAAATCAATTAAGTCAAGAAGTATGTTTTTAAACCAAATATTGTTTGAATTATTATTTACTTCTGATTTTAATAATTTACCAAGTAATATTTTTACATCAGTAGTCATACGTTGTCCGTACTCATTTTTAGCATTGGTAGTTCCTAATTGTTTTCTTAAATCAGGTCTTATTTTTAAGTATTTTTCGGCGCCAACATCTTTAAAATATCCTTCAATAGCAATTTTAGAATATTCGAATAACAATTCATAATTATAATAGATTGCTAATTTAACATTGTTTTCATAAAAAGTATCATCATTACTAGAATCTCCTCTCTCGCTTAATACGGCTATTGGTAAATTGTATTCTCTACTTGGACCTGCGTATGTACGATATACTACAGTAGCACCATCAGAACTCTTGTTATCTGCAACTTCTTCATCATAACTATCACAAGCAGCAATATCAGGTTTATGTTCCATATCATCATTATTGATAGGATCAAAAATCTTTTGTATTACTCCTTCTTCTTCATCGTCAACCCATCTAACTTTACAACCTCTTTTAATTCTTAACTTTACTTTTTCTTTCGTATCTTTACAACGGTTTAAAAGTTTGATAGTCATTTCATCATCAATCCATTCAAGACGACCTTTTCTTACATCATAAGGATTTTGTCCTTCTTCAATAAACATCAATTGATTATTAAGCTTGATACGGTCAAGAATTCCACCTTTAGTTTTGATAAATATTTCTGACTCTTTGATAGGATAAGATTGGATATGCTTTGTAATACCTTCTTTAGATTTTGATGCTATCTTACGTTTTTCAAGAATATGCTTAAGGGCAGCTTCCTGATTAGTTTTTCCAGTTTTAATATCAAAGAATGATGGTCCTTTAATTTTTGTTTTTTCATCAATTTCTCCATCACCTGGATAATACTCGTAAGCCGGAATAAATATTTTTTCAAGATTATAGGCTTTATGATTTTCCCACATATCCATATAACCTTTAGAACCTTTTTCAATTTGACCACCAGTTCCGTAAATAAGCGGAGTACCAAATTGAATAGCTCCTTCTTTAAAACATGGTTCAGTAGATTTATAAGATTGAATTAAATTAGGAAATAATCCTGCTTCCTCAAAGATAACAACAGACATAGATTCACCTTCAAATCCTGCACTATCAACAAACATGGTTCTAATAAGCATTTCAGATTGTAAACCACATTCAATAACTTGTTTATTTACAATATCGGTATAACCAAGTTTTAATGATTTATCATTTTTCCATAATCGCGAAGATGCATAATGAGGATTTATATGTTTTAATAATGATAATACTTTACCATAAAAACCATCAGCTTTTTCTTGTTTTCCAGCACATATACCTACTCTATTCGCCAAGTGCATTAATAGTTCGTATTCCATTTGTACAGCACCAAATTCAGATAATCCAACCCTACGTGGTTTTCCTACAATAAGACCATATTTGTTTTTTTTGGCATCATAAGTTATTTTAAATAATCTATTATCAAGTTCTCGATAGTATGGAGAGTGAAATCTTTTTCTTGATTCTCCTTGAACAAGCATTTCAATCTTATTCATATTCAGGTGAAAGTAATGTTCTCCTGTAATATCATTCATTCCTTTTGGTTTATATCCAAAAAGACATCTATCATCTTGTTCATCCCAGAAATCATCATAAGCAAGAGTTCCTTGTCGTAATGTTTGAGAATATTTTAAAACTTTTTCGTCGTAAACTAAAGGACTAAAACGTTTTGCATCGTATGTATGATCAAGAATAGTTACAGCCATAATAATAAGATTAAATTAAAACAGCTTCCATAAATGAATACGAAAGCTGTTCTAGGGAAACAAGTAAAAAAAAAAACTAGGTTTAAAGATTCTACTTAGAATCTCCAGCATTTTTAAGTGTTTCCACTTCTTGTTTTAAACTAACAATTTGTGAACGTAATGAAACAACAGCAGATTTTAAATCTGCAAGAGCTTTTTCGTAATATTGTTTTTCAGTAATCATAAGTTCTTTACTGAATGTAGCAGGTGGATTAGTTTCAATTCCTAATGCTTCATATTTTTCTACAACTTCTTCT